GTACAGTCCGCGCTCCGAGATGAAGTACGCCACGTTCTGGCTGGCCACGATGCTGTTCTTGGCAATCGTGCCAATGTCTGCCGTGACCGCCTGCGGGGCCACCGTCAGGTCGTCCTGTCCGTAGCCGGTCAGGCGCGAGATACCACGCTTGTGGAAGATCAGCAGCGACGTGTTGATCGCTGCCAATCCAACGACGGCTTCGTTGCCAAACGTGCGGATTACGATCTGTCCGCCGTCTGACGCGCCAACCCCCAACGTGTCACCGTTGTTGAGGTCAGAATAGAAGATGCTGTCTGGGAAGTCCGGGTCACCGCACGACCAGAGCCGTTCGTTGTACACGGCAATGGCCGCAGCGTCCGGGGTGCCAGCCAGATTCGTGGACAGCGTTGTGCCGTTCCACTTATTCAGCGGCCCACCGTCTGCGATGTAGACCACATCGTTGCCACCCGCGTCACGGAAGCTGGCAAAGTACGAGGTGGTGTTTGACGCAAGCGTGCCAGTGCGGGAAGTCCATGTCCACGTGGTCGGATTAAAGGCCGAGGTGAACAGGGTACCATTGCACACGGCCAGCACGGAGACCGTGCCGTCGTCCTTCGTCCACGTGTAGCCGCCAGTGATAGGCTGCGCGGCGAGGGCGGCTGCCGTTCGACGCAGCCCTCCGCGCTTGCTGATAGCGCCGTAGTCCGTCAGCCGCGCATTGATCGCGGTACGGACTTGGTTCTCCTGCAACGCCGCTTCGTCGGAGACGCTGTTCAGTCCGCCGTCGAAGCGTGGCTGGATGTCGAGGACGCGATCTCCTGCCGCCATTAGCCGCCGCTCCAGTCATACTTCTGGTCGGGGTAGGCCATGCGCGTCGGGTTGATCGTGCGGCGGCGTAGATCGTCGAGCATTGACTGGCGCTCCTCGTTGGCCAGCGCCCGGAAGTTGTTGGCCGCGCTGACTTCCGCTCCGCCCTTGAGCAGCAGCTTGGCCGCTGCGCTGGCCGTCAGGATACCCTGATTGTTGTCCGGGAAGTCGATGGCGACATTGTCCGAGGACAGGTCGTTCAGCGCCGTGGGCTTGTAGTTCACGGCGATATACAGCGACGTGCCGGTTGCCACGGGAAGAATCTGCACGTTCGTCCCGACCAGATAGTACAGGCGCGGGTACGTCGGCAGGTAGTTCGTGGTGGTCGCCAGCGGGACGTACTGGAACTGCGTCTCGTTGTATAGGACGTTGCCGTCGCTGACCGACAGGACGCGATAGAAGTCGCGCTGGGTGTCGCCGCTACCGGTACTCAGGCTGCTGTACGGAATCTGCCCGTTGGCATCCGTCGTCAACTGAAGCTGCTGAAACGTGTAGTACGGCGCAGCGTTGAGGATGTTCGACCACTCCTCGTCATAGACCTGCGCGAGAATCGTTTGGATGAAGCTGTCTGTCCAACGCGTGGACCCGACCGCATCCATGTACTCGCGGGTCTGTTCAACCAACTGCGCTCGGGTCACGGTGGGCATGAGAGTATCCTATCGAACCTTAGGGGGACGGCCACGGCGCTTTGGCTGAGACGCCGGATTCGAGGAATCCAGCACTTCGGCCATCGCTTCTTCCATCGCCTGCTGAATCGGCGCCACGGCGTTGTACTGCCCCATGTCGCGCACGATGTTCCGGACTTCGTCAGCGGGGTATTCCCGCATGGACTTCTCCAAGTACGCAGGCGCTTCGTCGGTGGAGCAGGCCATTGGCAGGTAGCCAATGATGTCGAGGCTCCGATTCGGGTCTACTTCGTTCGACTGGATCATGGACCAGCGCCGGTCGTTATCCGCCCAGCGCAAGCAAATTGCCCAGTGCGCGTCTACCGAATCCACATACCGTAGCTCAAGGCGGGGGTGAACAAGCCGGAGCCGCCGCTGAATCTCGGACGACGGCTCCGGTTGCCCCCGATGGTTTAACACCACCGAGTCAGCCATTAGCTCTGGACCAGCAGTTCGACGTTCACCACGAGATCAACTGCCGCCGTCGTCACGGTGTTGTTCGTCGTCACGACGAAGCGCACCGTATCGCCGGTGTCCAGCAGCTTCTGCGCGTCGGTCAGCGTGGTCAGCAGCGTTACCGCCGTGCCCTCGTGGGCGACCAGCGCCTCAAGGTCGATGTTGTCCGTCAGCGCGACCGCCGCGTCAGCCGACGCATCGTACTTCTGCAACACGCCAAGGATGGTGCCGCTGGTCGAAGCCGGGACCGTCCCCGCCGAGACCACCGCACGGTTGATGATGCACTTCGCCGGATGGCTTCCGAAGTTGTACGTCGTGGTCGTGCTATTACCGATAGCCGCCGCACAACGACCAACCAACAGGTTGGGCATGATGCCAAACCGACCGGCGAGTGGGCTAAAGTAATTGCCCATGTAAGACTCCTCAGGAAAGGGGATAGGGTGAGGGGCCGAAGCCCCCCACCGCTACAAGGATTAGACGACGTGCGAGAAGCGAGCCGTATCGGTGTACCCCGTGATGCTGCCGTGCGCGTTACGCGCAAGGCAAGCGAGGTTGCCGTACCACGCGTAGGTCGTCTCGAACGCATCGCGGCCCTGAATCCAGCGCCACGGGCCAGCGCCCTCGAACTCGACGAAGCCCCAATCCTTCGCATCCACCCACGCCAGCGACGGGATGTGGAGGAGATAGATGGTGCCAGCCGGGACGTAGTAGTCCGTGACCATCGGGATACCGCACACCTGCAAGGCCTTGTAGCCGCCCTTGATCGTGGTGTCGAACCCGTTGGCGTCGAAGCGACGCTGCGCCACGAAGGACTGCATGAGCTTCTGGCCGAGGCCCGGAGTCGTCATGAGCAGGAACTCCTTCGGACGAAGCTGCGCGTCCTTGCCAGAGACACCGGCAATCTTCTGGATCAGCACCCAGAGGTCGTCCTCAGTCGGCTGGTTCGCGTCCGGGGTGTCCGTACCCGCCACCATGCGCACCGCGTTCCAGATGGCATAGGTGCTGGCCGAGACGTTGTGGAGCGAGGCGTAGCTGCCACCACGGTTGGTGATGTTGATGAGACCGTTCATGGCGCTGTTGAACGACGTGTCGCTCGCCGTCGCCTTCACGATCTTGTCCGTCGCGGCCATGCCCGAGATGGCCGTGCCCAGCGTCAGCGTGGCGTTGTCGCCGCTGTTGCTGATGGCCGTGATCTGGGCGCGGCCCAGCACGGCGTCCGACGAGGACGTATCCAGCACCGCGATGTAGTCGCCCACCGAGAGGAGCAGGCCACCCTGACCAGCGCCGCTGACGCCGTAGGGCGACGAGACGATGATGGACGTGGTGGTCGAGGCGGTGCCGATCAGCGCCACAACGCCGTCCGCCTTGTTGTGCAGCGCCTGCTGCATGAGCAGGGTCGAGGCTTCCTTGATTTCCTCCATCGTCTTGGTGGCGATGGTGGTGAAAGCCGCGTCCTTGCTCTGGGTGCCGACGAACGCAAGGCCGTCGATCTGGCGCGTGGTGTACGCACGGACGACGCCGACGTTACCCTGCACTTCAGAGGCCGTGGTGTCGGGCGGGAAGTACCCGCTCTGCGAGAACGTGGAGCCGGACGGACGCCCAACGACCACGTCGAAGAATACGTTGTTGCCACCCCAGCGCATGTTGCGGGGGCCACCGGCCTTCGCCTTCTGAAGCTGGGCGAGGAGCGGCGTGACAAGGTTCTGAACCTTCTCACGGTACTGGGAATAGACGTTCTTCAGGAGACCCGTCAGTTCCGCATCGGTAATCACTGTTGGTGCAGGCATGGTAAAAGACCTCTACGAGTTAACGAATGGAGGAAAGCACCGAGGAAAGGGCGCTCTCAACGGCATCGTCGATAGAGACAATGGGCTTCGCTTTTGCCTGACGATCCGGGGTCGCCCCCGGCTGGCCGACTGGCTGGAGCTTCTGACCCACGACGCGCTTGGCTTTCTGCGCTTCGACCTGCGCCCGTTCCAGTTCAGCCGACTTCTGTTCGGCTGGCTGATTCCGTCGCATGTGAGCCGCTTGCGCCCACAGTGCCAAGTCATCGACGATGTACTTCCGGATGGCGTCATAGCGTGACGGCGGAATGTATGGTACCCCGTTGGGGGCCACTTCCGAGTGCGCTCTCATCGCCAGTTCCAAGCGAGTTTCAAGTTCTTCCGTGCCCAGTGTCGGCAGTGCCTGCTGAATCATTTGCAGGGCTGGCGCCACTTCGTCGTAATAGAACTGCTCGCCACTTGCACTAATACTTTGCATCTGCTGTTCGATTTTCAAGTCAGCCACGCGCTGCTCTGCGCGTTCTGCGCGGCGCTCCGGAGAGTTCTCCGTCATGAACGCTTCGCGCACCGACTCGAAAAAGTCGTCGTCTGTCAGCAGGCGTTCAATCTGCGCCTCGCGCTCGATGAGCGCCTGCTCGTACTGCCCGACGTGCTGCTGGACCTCCTCCTGCAACTTCTGTTCGCGCTCCTGATTGTACACGCCCCATTGCGCAAGCTTGACCACCTGATCCAAGCGATCCTGCCGGACCTTCCCGTTGGCCTTGTACTCCACGATCAGCGCCGGGACTTCTACCTCTCCGTGTTCATCCTTGAGGATGAACTCGGTTGCCAGTCCCTCGGAGACGGTCGGGACAGCAACGTATCCCTCCGGAAGATCGGGGGCTTCATCCGCTGCGGGAGCCTCCGCGTCCACCTCCGCACCCGGAGTCTCAGCGGAAGCATCAGCCACGTCGGCTTCAGCCTCGTCGTCCGTAGCCGTTTCGGCAACACTCGGTTCTGCCTTGGGAGCGACATCCGCGCTGTCTGGTTGTGGGGAGGGCAGCGCCGCTGACACAGCTTCTTCAATGACGGCGCTAACATCCATGATCGGAGCGGTCATAACGATCCTATTGCTGACGGGATAAGATGTCCGCCTGCCGTGCCGCCTGTTCCGCTTCGGACGCGCCCGTCATGGTTTCCATCATGAGCGGGGCGACGCCAATCGGAGGGTTGCTTGCAGCAAGGGGCAACTGGCCCGTAGGGATTGGTGGAACGCTGGCGGCGGGAGGTCCGCCTTGAGGCCCGGGGCCAGCCCCCGGCATCGGGGGCATCATGCCCCCTTGTTTCTGTTGCGCTTGATTTGCCAGCGCCGTCCATCGCTCCATTGCCACTGCAATGATCTCTGGCGCAAGGTCATCCTGCAACAGCAGTTCTCGCTGCAATACATCTTGGTGGAT